GCGATCATCAAGGCCTCTTTCTAATTTCCCTCAACCCTACCTAATCAAACATCATGGCTAACGCAATCTCTGCCGCCCCGTCAGTACTGTCGGCTGGCGTCCTCTCCTCCCTCCAGAACAAGCTCCCGGTCCTCTCCGGCATCTCGTCTGTCTTCTCCGCCCGTCCCGGCTCCACCGGCATGGCGATCCAGGTTCCCCTCATCGGCACCTCGACCGCTACCGCCTTCGGCTCTGGTGGCTACCTCACCTCCGATGACGCGACTGTCACGTCGGCGACTGTCACCCTGACCCAGTTCAAGATTTCCAGCCGCTTCACCCCTTCGAACCTGAAGGACTACGGCGCTGACTTCTTCGTCAACAACTTCGTTCAGACCGCCTCTATCGGTCTCGCCCAGAAGGTCATGGACGTCATCAACGCTCAGGTCACTGTCGCTAATTACGCTTCCGGCGCCGTTACTGGTGCTGACCTCTCCTACGACGAACTCGTGGGTGTGCAGAAGATTCTCGACGACGCCAAGGCCCCGAGCCCTCGCTTCGCCGTGCTCAACAGCGCTTACATTGCTGGTCTCCGTAAGGACACCACGATCGTCGGCAACAACGTCCTCGGCGCGAACATCATCCGCGACGGCGACCTCGGCATCATCGCCGGCGCCCGCATCTACCAGTTCGCCAATCTCGCCGGCAACGGCGAAGGCCTTGCTGGCTTCGTCGCTGGCCCTGACGCTATCGCCTTCGCCTCCGCTCTGCCTGACTCTGAAGGCATCCCCGGTTTCGAAGTCTCGAACGCTGTCGACGCCACCACGGGTCTCGGTGTCCAGGTGCTCGTCGGCATGGAGCAGTCTGGCTTCCTGAACGTCACGGCCACTCTGATGTTCGGTGCTGCTGTCGGTCGCTCGACCTCGCTCTACCGCGTTTGTTCCGCCTAATAGCGGCCAAGGCAACGAACTTAAAGGGCTCCGAAAGGGGCCCTTTTTTTGTGCCTAGTTCCCAAAGGCGGCAATGATAGGATGAGCCTCTACGCTGACTTTCTCGCTGACGCTAAAGAGATGATCGCGGACTTCGGCGTGGCCGGAACCGCTAACTCTGGGGCCATCACCTTTCAGTGCCTAATCTCCGACCCCGCCGTGATGACCGTCCTCGAAGCAGGTGGGTATATGGAGCGGACCCAGTACTCGGTCAGGATGCCCGCTGTAACGGCCTCCTGGACCCTCCCAGACGGGTCTAATGGGTCATCGGCGGCCCTACTGTCGGCAGGCGTCCCCATCGCCAGCCTAGGCCAAGGCAAGAAAATCGTCGCCGGCGGGAAGACCGTCCGCATCACGACCCAGACCTACAAGCCCGGGTCGGCATGGATCACGCTCGTCGTCATCGACGATAACCAGTAAAGCCGTGGTCAAGGTCACCATTGAGCCCAAGTCTCAGGCTGACTTCCTTGCCGCCATCCAGAAGTACGCGACTAGGTCCAAGCAGACCCTGAAGGACGCCACCCTAGAGCAGGCCGCCTTGGCTTGCCAAGACGCGGCTAGGTTTACCCCTCCCCTGGCTAAGGGCGGAGGTAAGGGCCTAGACCCCGCAGCTGGGAAGGCAGGCGAAAGGGCCGTGGACCGCGACGTCGGCAAGGTCGTTACCTCCCTGAATGGCGGAACCAAGAAGACCCAACAGGCCCGGCTCATTAAGCGCCTCGGCTCCCTGTCCCTTAGCGACAACCCTGCCCTTTTCTGGAAGGTAGCGGCCAAGGGCTCGAGCATCCTAAACGGTAATCCTTTCCTGGCTAAGGTACTCTCCGACCGTTACAACGGCTTTGGTACCGTCTGGGGCTTCAAGAAACTGCGTAACTACTTCAACAGGATTGGCACTAAGGTCGCCAACGAGTCCGCCAATCAGGCTTACCTGCAAAGCCCGGGCGAAATCAACGCGGCGTTTAAACCAGTCTACAACCGCACCGGCGGTCGTCTCTGGAAGCAAGGCCGCAACGTCAGCGAAATCAATTGGATGTTCAAGTATGTCGCCGAGAACAAGGCAGACATCGAGACCTACGTCACGCAGCGCCAGCAGACCGTCGGCGCTGTAAAGTCAGGTTGGGCCATGGCGCTTCGCTCACTTGCCAAGCCCATGATTAACGGAGTCCCCAAAGACTTCGGGGTCGAACTGCTCAAGACCGCGTGGGTTGCCAAGCACACCTCAGTCCCTGGTCGAAACACTTCCACCTTTACCGACAAGGTTGCCGAAGTCACAATCACCAACAGCAAAGGCAACATCAACGGCATCGCCGATCAGGCTGGTGTCCTCGGCCTCGTCTACGGCTACCGCGTCAAGGCAATGCCCGGACGCATCCGCCACTTGCTCCAGCTCGACATCAACAAGTTTAACAACAAATCATAACCATGGGCACTAAATCCATCCGTCACATCGTCGAGGCCACCGTCGCGACTTACCTCTCGACCCAGACCGGGTTGACCACCGTCACGTTCCTCACGGGCGACAACGCGGCCACCCAGACCCTGCCCAAGGCCGTGGTCGTCTGCGAGTCTGCCCAGGCACCGTCCGACCTGCCCGAAGGCGAAGGCAACTTCTCCTGCTCGGTCCGCATCACCCTGTTCTCGAACGCTGATGACACTACCCTCGCCGATCACCGCCTCCGCTGCGCCGCCCTGTCCGGCAATATGCGCGACCTGACCTCCATCAAGGCGGCCTTCACGGCCACTGGCGACGCGTCCTGCTACGACGTTACCATGCAGTCCGAAGACGAGGGTATCGACGAGCGCTCCTGGGCGACCTCGTTCACGTTCGACCTACTGGCCGTCTTCCCCGCGTAAGGTTACCAAACCAAGCATATTCAAATGGCCGCTATCTCTAACGGAGTCACTTGTCTCTACGGTGTCGCAGGTACCGTCACCAACCTCTTCGTCCAGAGCTACTCGCTCGCATCCTCGTTCAACGCCGAGGCCACGGTGGTCGACGAAGCTGGCCTGACCAAGACCCACCGGCTCGACGACCGCATGAGTTCCATCACCATCGATGGCGTGTGCAAGACCTCCACGATGCCGGTCCTCGGCGTGGCTCTTAGCTTTACGCTCAATGCCGCCACCGCTTACCCGGCTGGTTCGGCCTCTGTTTCCTTTGTCGGCACGGTCACCAAGATTGACGAGAAGGGCTCCAACAAGGGCTTCACTGCGGTCACTGTGACGGCTATCGACTACGAAGGCATCACGCCTGCCTAATTGACTTAGCCCCAAGTGGGCTACACTAGGCGGCATGGACAAGCGCTTCCTCGCGGCCTTTATCGACCCCGCTCCCTTTCGGCTGCTGGGTCGTTCCCTTTACCCATGGTGCCTGAAGTACAGGGTGCGTCTCATGGCCTTCGACTCCCCGCTGGTGACAGGCTCCCGAGACCTGACCCCTGCCGACCTTATCTTTGCTTGTCAGGTGTGCGCTGAAGAACCCCTAGGCGACATGGGCTGGCGCGATCAGCTGCGGATGCTATCCCTGTCTCGCAACCCTGACAAGTTCGAGGCCATGCTCGAAGCCTTCGCCGGCTACATCCTAGTCAACGACTGGCCAAAGTTCTGGGAGCAAACGAAGAAGAGCAGCGCAGGAAGCAAGGGCGTACCGTGGCCGCTGTCCATTGTGGCCAATTTAACTGCGTCAGGTATCGACTACAAGCAAGCGTGGGAGATGCCGGAGTGCCAAGCCATCTGGCTTAACTCCGCCCTGGCTATCTCCAAGGGTGCGGACGTGGCGATCATGTCGCCCGAGGAGGAAGCCTTCATGGCCGAGGAGGAAGCCAAGGAGGCTGCTTCCAATCCTGCAAAGGAAAGCACTACCTGACATGGCCCAAGACCTCACAGTCAATATCAAGACCACCTCGGATGTCCCGCAGGCGATGGACAAGGCCACGGCCGCCACCGTCGGCTTCGGCAAGCAGGTAGAAGACATTGGCAAGAAGTTTAGCATGGCGTTCAAGGACATTGCCTTCGCCTTCGTCGCCCCTCTGGTCCTGCTTAACTCGGCCATCTCAGCGATATCTAATGCCATTTCTAAAGCCAAACAAGACACCAAGGACGTCTTAGACTTTGCCGCAAAGGGTACTTCGGTCTTCGCTGACAAGGGTGCGACCGAAATGGCCCGAGCCGCCAACAGAATCACAGGCACTTCAAAAGAAAAGAAGTTGTCAAAAAGCCAACGCGAGGAGGCCGCGCAGGCGTTCCTTGATGCCGGAGATGAGCAGGGAGTCTTTGGCGACAGCGAGGGCAACCTTGCGCTGAAACAGTACCTAGACGAAGGCGCCGGAAAAGGACCGCTAGAGATGGCACGACGCCGCCTAAAGCACACCGCAATGTTTACTGGCGTTAGCAAAATTGCCACAGACCCTGAGATGCAAGACGTGCTGTCCCGAAGGGCCGCACTTTCTAACAAGCGGGCTGAACTGTTAAATGATAACCCAAACGATCCGTCCGTCGCCGCCGCCGCCGCCAAAGCAGCTGATGAAGTGGCCAAATCAAACGCCATTAACTTTAAAGGCCCGGAGGGTTTCTCAAACGTCATCGGGGTCGGCAACAACCCGGTCATGGAGGCCATGAACGCCCAGCTCGAAGAAGCCAGAAAACAGACCGCTTTACTCGAGAAGATTGCTGGACCTGAATCTGTAAACATCGACTTTACCAAATTCGTAGGCAAACCAGATTACTCCGTACCCGCTTATCCCAAGTTTAAATAACCATGGCACGCATCTCTCAAGGCGACGTCCTTACCGTCCCGCTTCAACAGCCAGGAGGCAAGTTCTCCGATGACGGCTACGGCCTGATCACTGCCACGGTGGTCTGGAAGTCCGACCAGTCCGCGTCCCTCGGTTCAGTGGTCAACCGCGGTTCCACCTGCCCTCTCGCAGGCGCCTCCTTCTGCGACGCGCACAAGTACACGATTGCTTACGACTCGCTTGGACTTGCCCTAATCACCGTGGACTACGTCGGCATCGACCCTGCCATCAATAGCGGCACCCGCACCAACCCTCAAGTCGGCGTGTCCCAGGGACTGACCTCCGAGCACATCAGCACGCACAGCAACTTCTTTACGGCCACCACTGGCATCGCTGGACCCACTCCTTTCACGGCGTCTACCATTTCTACAACAGAGTTCAAAGGCCTGAACGGTGCCCACTTCGCAAGCGCCAACGGTGGCAAGTTCACGGGCTTCAAAGACCCAGCTGCACCTTTGTATTACGGCAAAACCAACTACCTTGCCCCTCAGACTTCATTCTCTGGCATTTTCTACACTAACACCGAAGTAACACCAAAGTCTTTAGTTGACCGTGTCGGCAAAACCAGCGGCAACGGTTCTTTTAACTCCATCGGCCTTCTTCCGACCTACATGGGCACGGCCTTCGTCACGAGCAGCGGCTCCCGCAACCAGTTGCTACTTGCCCAGGTCAACGTCGAGGACTTCGGCCTGCTCTACAAGGTAAACTATGAGATCCGCTACAACCGTGACGGCTATGTCGAAGCCGTTTATCCTAACGCCTAATCATGCAACCCGGCGTCGGCTATCGTTACATCTCATCGTCTCAGGGCGTCACCCTGGACATTGGTGATCCGTGGCCCGATAACGACGAGTCAATTTGCCCCCTGCAAATCTACGGCCTCCGCTACGACGCCACCGCGGCCAAGATTTACATCAACGTCAGCCCTGGAGCGATTAACAACTTCGGGGTCAAGGCCAGCAACGGCGGCTCCCTGTTAAGCGTCACCCCGCCCCCGAACATCCAAGTTTTCGTCGCGGCGCTGACGACCACCCTCGTCACCAACTACGTCTACATCGTCACGGAGAACTCCGGCTCGCCTGACTTTAAATACCCGGACTCGACTAAGCCTCCCTATATCTCCATCGAGACCACCGAGCAGGTCGACTCGGATACTAAGTCGTATTTCTTGATTGGCATCGTCGAAGGCAAGATAGTCTCAGGGGTCAGGACGCTTAACGCCTACAACTACAAGGGTTGCGGGTCGCTTTGGAGCGAGCGCTTCAAGTGCGGCGGTTCTACTGTGAGTTACTGGTGGAGCGCTGTCTGATATGGCACTCACTCCACGAGCCGCTGCGGTCTACATCCAGCTAAGTGAGACGAACACCACTCCGACAACTCCAAGGCCTACCGGAACGGTCTTAGAAAGTTATGTAGAAGTCCCTTATGATCCATCTCAGCCAGAGACTTGGCCTAGACCCCCTACCCAGCCAAGTTTCTGGGGCTCCCAACAGTGGTATAAAGACTACCCAGGGGATTGCGTGGCTAAGGT